TGGGGGGCAGGCGCGCCTTAGAGGCCGCGCCGGGGGGTCACCGCGCGGAAGCGCGCCCACCTCTTTCTAATCTCGAGCGCGCTCTGGCGCGTGAGAGGAAAAGGCTACCACTATAAATACCCCACCATCTCATTGGTAATACTTACAATTCGATGGGTTTCAAGAGGAAGCGTGTTTACGCTCCAAAGCGTTCTGGTTTCAAGAAGAAACGTACAGCTTTTCGTAGAAGGGCTCGTAAGGTTTCAGCATTCACTTCAAAGACTGGATCTGGACATACGTTTGGATTTAAGTCTAAACGTATTTCACGTCGAAGATGGAAGAAAATGTTGTGGGATTCAACATTACAGTCTACTCATTATAGGTCTCAGTTTGCTTTGCATACTACTTCAACTACTCCTGCGTTCGATACGCAGTATACAACTACTATTCTTCCTGCGTATAGAATTGGTGGAAATCAGTTCTATACTGTTGCTGGTGGTTTTGTTCCTCCGGATACAGGTGTTCTGACAAGTTTTGTTGGAAATATCGTTGTTCGTGGTGGTACAATTGGTTTGACTGTGTCCAATGTTAACGCGGGAGTGGAGACGCAGCGTTTTAAGATATTTCTAATTAAGACGTCGCGTGCATGGACTGGTGTTTCATTTCCCGCCAATCCTACAATTGGTTGGGATCCATCTACTATTGTTGACTTTAAGCAGACAATTGGTACTATTGTATTGGCCAAGGATTTCCTATTAGAGAATTCTGCTACTATGGATCTAAAGTACCGGTTGCCGGTTCACAAGATAGACAGGGATGAATATGATACTGATAAGAATAGCTACGTGTGGGCCATATTTGGGAATGACGTAGCCGGCGGTTCAAGCCAGTGGTTTAATGTTACGTATTTTAATTTATCTTTCGCTGCTGATGCTATTGGCACAGCTTAGTTGTAATTCGTAAGCAATGACGTTAAATGCAAGTTGTAATTAACTATGTGAGGCGCACAGCAACGGGGTAAGTATTACCCCCGTTGCCCTGCGCCCCCTCCCCCTCTATATAAAGTGATGTTCTGTGTGCTTTGTTCAATGCCTTCTCAACCACAATACCAACACTACTGTTTTACTCTTAATAACTATGTCGAAGAGGAGCTCTCCTCTGTCCGTTCCTTCTGCGAGTCAGAAGGGAAATACTTCATCATCGGCAAAGAAGTCGGAGATTCAGGTACCCCTCATCTGCAAGGATACGTGTCTCTCAAACGAAGGCGTACTTTCCTTTTTGTTCGGGATAAGCTCTCATCTAGGTGCCATATCGAGAGCGCAAGAGGTACTGCTCGACAGAATCGAGAGTACTGCTCAAAAGGTGGAGATTTTGAGGAAGGAGGTTCAATCAATGAAGGCCGTGGACCCCGTGATAGAGATGAACTCGCCAGATCGTTCATGGCTGCCGTCAGACGAGGAGATAAGGGCCTGGTTGAATTCTCCGATCAGGAGCCCCATTCATGGATCCACCATGGATCTAACATGCTCAGAAACGCTCTTTCCATCTACCCTCCCATCGAACGGCCCACAATCCATGTACGATGGTTGTACGGACCCCCTGGAGTGGGCAAATCAAGAACTGCGCATCAGGACTTGCCCGAGGCGTATGTGAAGGAGCCAAGGACTAAATGGTGGAATGGGTATTTGTGTCAAAGTGATGTAATCATTGATGATTTCGGTCCAAATGGTATTGATATAAACCATTTACTTAGGTGGTTTGATCGTTATAAGTGTCTTGTTGAAAATAAAGGTGGAATGGTAGCACTGTATGCTACTAATTTCATTGTAACTAGTAATTTCCATCCAGAGGAAATATTTAAGTGGGGGGATGAGATAAATCCCCAGGTTCCTGCGCTATTACGCAGAATTGTACTCGAACATATGTTATGAATAAAGTGTGAGAGTTTCAAAAATGAAAAAAGATAATTGCGTAGAGTCTTTGTGTTGGGGCCTAAATTGACTAGGGCCGGTGCCCCCCTGGGGGGCAGGCGCGCCTTAGAGGCCGCGCCGGGGGGTCACCGCGCGGAAGCGCGCCCACCTCTTTCTAATCTCGAGCGCGCTCTGGCGCGTGAGAGGAAAAGGCTACCACTATAAATACC